TAGCTATTAGGATGCTAGCCCTGCGGAGCGAACTGTCGACCTTTCAACACATCATATGCGCGATGGTGCCCATCATGTAATCCCGGCTATAGCGGAGCGTCCGTACGCGCGGATCATCATCCGACTTGCGCATAACCGTGTCGTAATCGGTCAGGCAGATGATCTGGGCACCGTTGTGAACGATGTCGAAATTGCGGCCCTGCAGAAACGCCTCATGAAACGCATCCGCAAGGTGTTCAGAGGGAAAGTTGAGGATCGTGGTTGTGCCGCCAGCTGTGTTTTGCAGCCCGTAGCAAACCACCTTTTCGCGCTCGAACGTAAAATTGGCGAACTCAAGGGCGCTTTCAACAAACTCTGTCATGGGACTTCTTTCAGTTGTGATCCCGAGCCTGAGACCGCATGGCCGCCAGACCAAGCGCGCAGTGCCCGTGTCAGGCGCAGCTTCTGCTGAATCGCCCATTTTTCAGGCAACAAAACACCTTTGGTGCCAATCAATGCGCAATATCTTCGTGGCCAGCCTCGATAGCGGGCAGACGCCCGAGGGTCTGCGGGCGACCGACGCCGCCTGCCCCCTACCCCTTGGGTCCCTTCTGCGGATTGATCTCATGCGGGGGCGCCGCCGCGCGGAATTTGCGCGTTTTTTATTTTTTGAAAAATCCATTTCGCTTCGTTTCAAACGGGGTCCGATGTAGGGTTTTCAATGGCTTAGGTCTCGAATTGGCGAAATGCACCCCGCTGATTGCGCCAATTGAACTTGCGACATCGTTCGGTTCAGAGGGGGTCTGATCGAATGATTTCAATGACTTAGTCGTCCATTTGGCGAACAGCCGGCGCTGCAAAATAGCCGGTTTTTGGCACGGAATACCCGTTTATGCAGCGTGACACCGTCGCAACACCACCCCGGATTGATTGACCCGGACCGGCGCCATTTCGGGGCGCTGGTCCGGCTTACGCACCCAAAGAGCAGGTCTCCGATGACAGCTGATCCAGAAGACACGGCGCGGGCCTGGCCAGCGGCGCAGGTCGAGATGTGGCAAGTGGCCGACCTCGTGCCCTATGCCCGCAATGCCAGGCAGCACCCGGCCGAACAGATCGACCAGATCGCGGCATCGATGGCGCGGTTCGGGTTTACCATCCCGATGCTGGTGGCCGAGGATGGCACGATCATCGCAGGTCACGGCCGGCTGATGGCAGCCGCACAGCTGGGCCTTTCCGAGGTGCCGGTGATGGTGGCCCGCGGCTGGTCTGAGGAAGATCAGCGGCTCTACGCGCTGGCTGACAACCGACTGGCCGAGATCGCCGAGTGGGATCCCGAGATGCTCAGGCTGGAGATCGAGGATCTGCGGACAGACTTTGGCATCGAGGATTTCGGGTTGATCGGCTTCAGCGCGGACGATCTGGCCGACATCCTGCCAGACGCCTTGGTCGAGACCACAGGCGGATTGACCGATCCCGACGATGTGCCGGAGCTGCCCGAAACTCCTGTCACGCGACCGGGCGATGTCTGGATCCTGGGCAAGCATAGGTTGCTCTGTGGCGACAGCACCGTGGCGGCGGATGTCGAAAAAGTTCTGGGCGGCGTCAAGCCTCTGCTGATGTGCACCGATCCGCCCTATGGGGTGGCGTATGATCCGGGTTGGCGCAATCAGGCGGGGGCGGCCAAGACCAAGCGCACGGGCAAGGTACTCAATGACGACCGAGCCGATTGGCGCGATGCCTGGGCGCTCTTTCCGGGGGATGTGGCCTATGTCTGGCACGGGGCACTGCATGCGGCCACAGTGGCCGAAAGCCTCGAGGCCTGCGGGTTTGCGATCCGATCGCAGATCATCTGGGCCAAGGAGCGGCTTGTTCTGAGCCGCGGTGATTATCACTGGCAGCATGAGCCGGCCTGGTACGCGGTCCGCAAATCCGGCAAGGGCCACTGGGCGGGCGATCGCAAGCAGACCACGCTCTGGCAGATCCCCAGCAAGGACCAGGATGCCAGTACGGTACATGGCACGCAAAAGCCTGTGGCCTGTATGCGCCGGCCCATCGATAACAACTCGAGCCCCGGGCAGGCCGTGTACGAGCCCTTCATGGGATCGGGCACCACGCTGATTGCCGCGGAGATGACCGGGCGGGTGTGTTACGGGATCGAATTGAACCCGGCCTATGTCGATGTCGCCGTCAAGCGCTGGCAGGACTTCACCGGAGAGGTGGCCCTATTGGAAAGCACCGGACAGGCCTTTGGCGCAGGGTCTGGCGCAGAGACCGAAGCGGCGGGCGGCCCTGGGTAAGATCATGCCAAACCGGCCCGCATCATAGCCATCTTCTGATCCCGAATATCGTGGATAAGCACCCCTAAAACGAGCCATCCTGTGTGCCGGAAACGGAACCAGGAGGGTTTGACATGACCATCTTTACTGACCACGCCGCGGAGCGACTACAGACCCGAACACGGTACTTTCGGGACGCAATAAACGGCGGCGTCGAGTGGATCTTCGCCGTCGACCACGCCGCCGGCCATGACCGCTGGTACGGCTTCGGACCGGCCGGCACCCGCGATATCGTCGCCCTGCGCGCCGAGGGGATGCATCTCGCCCGCCTGCCCTGACGCACAAGCCTCAAACGCCAACAGCCCGGGAACTCCGGGCTCGCGGCAGTAGAAGCCCGCGCACGGAGCGTGTGGCAGGATCGAGGAGAACGCCATGCTTGGTATCACCGGCGCAAACGTCAGCCTGCACATCATCGATTTCCCGTCAGGCCGCTTCGGCTATGTCGGGGCCATCCCGACCGGCATCTGCAAGAAGGTCCCGGCCGACCGCGCGGCCATCCTCGGACAGCGGGCATTCCGCGACCCTGAAACGGGCGAACGCATGATGTGGAAAGCCCCCAGCTTCGCAACGCTCAAGGAGGCCATCGCCCACGCGAAGGAATGTGGCCACAGCCCGATGTGGAAAAACGAGCCGCAGTAACCAGCCCTTCGGCTCCCGCCAACAGCCCGGCATGACCGGGCTCGCGGCAGTGGAAGGCCTCGCCTCCGCGGGGCCAGCAAAACGGAGGGCACCAACGTGACCAACACGGCCATAAAGACCGTCACTATCGACGGCGACAGCTATGAGATCGTCACCACGCATGACCTGCAGATTGGCGATGTGATCCGCACAGAGGGCGCGCTTCTGAAGCTCGCCACCCGCGACGAGCGGCCGGACACCATCAACAACAACGAGGCCGGTAACGTCGTCTGGCTGCGAGGATACCCGGTCGCCGACACGCTTGGCGCGATCCCAAAGGCGTGGATGGAACGCGACGAGAACGGCGATGGCTATTGGCTCGTTCAGGGCAACGGCCGCGCCACATGGCTGCGGATAACTCCACGGCCCCAGACCATCTGACATAAACTCACCGAGGTTCCAAAGCCAGCCATTGCGAGGATATCACCATGCTTCCCAAGCATCCGCATATCACTGTTCCGCTCACTGGCGAGGATGGCAACGCCTTTGCCGTTCTCGGGCGCTGCCGCAAGGCCGCGCGGGAGGGCGGGTTGCGCGACAGCGAAATCGACACCTTCGTCACCGAGGCCACCGCAGGCGATTACGACCACTTGCTGCAAACCGCCATGCGCTGGTTCGATGTGCTCTGATCGAACAGAAACCCGCCCAAATCAGCAATCTTATGAGGCGGAATTCTCTACACTACAGCGCTCGATGACGCGAACATGTTGGTCCTTCGCCGGAAACGGCTCCCAAACCCGGAGGACCTGACATGGCCCTGACACCCGACACCCTCGCCCCGATCGCGGCAATGATGCGCATGCCTGCCAAGGCCCTGATCGCCCTGCCGACCGCCATCGAGGTCTTCGCCAAGAAGGCCAACATGCCGATCGCGGCGATGCTGGCGGAGCTCGAGGCAAACGCACCCCTGCGCGAATATCTCGCAGAGATCTGCATCGAGACCCACAGCGCGGCGTAACACGCCACGCGCCTCCCAAGAGCCCGGACCCTCCGGGCTTGCGGGGGTAGAAGGCCCGCGCGCCCCGCGGTGCCATATTGGGGAGACACCGACATGGAAGTCACCATTCGCTTTGCAAACCCGCGCAGTGCCAATGACAGCGTCGAGCGCGCCCTTGGCTGCATCCTTCTCGAAACCGAGGCCAAGACCGCCAAACGCCTGCTCGGTGGGTTCTACTTCGATACCGACCGGACCCCGCAGGACATCTTTGACGCCTTCGAGGCGGACGGCTTCGAGAAAGAGGACTTCAAGAGCATCGAATTTGCATGGTCCTGAGGCAGCCGCGTGCAGTTGAGCAGACGGAGAAGACCATGACCAACGTCATCGACACGCCCACAGCCGAGATGCCGGATACAATCGTCGCCGAGGGACGGACCTTTTATCGAACGAAATACAAGGGCACGTCCTTGCCCGCCTGCCCATTTGGCCCGGGGCATTCCACCCATGAATACTGGATCGCGCCTGATGACGACAGTCTGCGCCTATACGCCATCAGCCCCACTCAGTTCTGGATTGATTGACCCGGCAGTGGTGCAGCGCCCCGGCCCGGCCATGCCCGGGCTTGGACCCGTAGAAGGCCCGCGATCCTGCGCGCCACGCAAACGGGGAGAGACCCAATGACCAACCGCATGATCCTGCCCAGCCAGAACACCGCCTATGGCTTTTACGGTACCATCACGATCTGTCCCGAACGGGACTGCACCAGTGCCACCTTCTGGACCTTGGCCAGCACGCTGATTGCCGAGGCGGTGAATGCGGAAAGTGAGGCCGAAATGATCGGCATCCGCGACTTCCTCGACAGCAAGATGGGACGGCACTTCGCCGACGAGGTCATAGACGCCATCCGCCGGGGTGAGACCAGCACCAAGTCCGCCCTCGAGGCCACCATCGAGACATGGCAACGCCGCGCCATCAGCGCCCAGACCGAGGCCAGCCACGGCATCCCTGAAGGCCTGCCCTATCTCGACGGCTGGGTCACGCACTATGCCATTCTGGCTGAAACCGACATCTGACGCTGGCGCCCGCTCTGGAACTGGCCGCAGCCCTGCATGCGGGGCGCGGCCCTGCAGGAAGGGCTGCGGCGGTCTTGTGATCTCGCTCCCTGTTGGAGGCTATGACCCATGTCCACATCCCGCCCCCGCGGCCAGACCATCACCGTCTCGCAAGCGGCCGCCCTGCTGGGGCGCTCCGATCGCTGGGTACAGGGTCTGGTCAAGGCAGGGTATATCGAACGTGCCAATCGCGGCGAATACACGTTGGTCGCGGTCATCCGCGGAGCACTGGCCTATTACGAAGACCAGATCACCAAGAACAACAAGGCTGCCGCGGCGACACGGGCCTCGGAAGCGCGCACAAGGGAGATCGAGCTGCGCATCCGCGAACGCAGCCGCGAGCTGATCGCCATGGAAGATGCCCGAGCCGTTGTTGGAGAGATGGCCGCTCTTGTCCGGGCCGAACTGGCCGGGCTGGCGGCGCGCTATACACGGGATATGGAGGCGCGCCGGGTGCTTGAAGAGGTGATTGATGACTCCCTCGAGCGCATTGCAGGCGGAGCGGAAAAAGCTGGCGCAGCTTTGGGCGCTGATCGCGGCGATCTGGAGACCGAGCGAGAAGCGTGACCCGGCTTCCTGGGCGGCGGTCCATCGGATTTATCCCGAAACGGCGGGTATTCCCGGTCCCCGTGATCCGGGTCTGACGCCCTACATGATACCGTGGTCCGCCGCGGTGCATCGCGGCGGCTACCGCCGGGTGGTGGCGGTGACCTCGGCGCAGTCGGGCAAGACGGACAGCATGCTGGACATTATCGGCGCGCGGCTTGACCAGCGCCCGGCGCCAATCTTGTATGTCGGCCCGACGAAGGAGTTTCTGACCGACCAGTTCGAGCCGCGGCTCATGGCGCTGCTGGATGAGGCCGATACGCTGGCGAATAAGGTGGTCAGGGGCCGGCGGATGAAGAAAACGCTCAAGCATGTGGCGGGGGTCCGGGTTCGCCTCGCGCATGCGGGCTCGTCCACAGCGCTGAAGTCGGATCCTGCGGCGCTCGCGCTGATCGACGAATACGACGAGATGATGGCCAATGTGAAAGGTCAGGGCGATGTTCTGGGCCTCGTGGAGGCTCGTGGCGAGACCTATGCCGACTTCGTGACGGCGATCACCAGCACACCGGCGCGAGGCCTCGTGGAAATCGAACCGGATGACCGCACGGGCCTCGAGTTCTGGGCGCGGTCGAGCCCGGAGGATCTGGAAAGCCCGATCTGGAGGCTGTGGCAAGAGGGGACGCGGCACCATTGGGCCTGGCCCTGCAAAGATTGCAATGAATACTTCATCCCGCGGTTCAAGCAGCTGCGCTGGCCAGAGCGCGCCACGCCGGCGCAGGCCAAACACGCAGCCACGCTGGAATGCCCGCGCTGCGGGGGCCAACATGCCGAGGCCGACAAGGGTTGGATGAACGCCCGAGGCACCATGGTGGCGCCGGGGCAGCAGGTCGAATTGAGAGACGACGCGCCCCATGTGACCGGCGCACCGGCCGAAAGCTCGACCATTTCAATGTGGACCTCGGGCCTGTGCTCGCCCTTCGTGACCTGGGGCCAGCGGGCGGAAACATATCTGACAGCACTTGGATCCGGCGATCACGACCGTATCCAGACGGCGATCAACGCAGGCTTTGGCGAATGCTACGCCATGACGGCCTCCGGCGATGTGCCCGACTGGCAGGAAATCATGGAGCGCCGCCAGCCCTACCGGCCGGGGGACGTGCCCGCGGGTGGCCTGCGCCTTGTGATGGGCGTCGATGTGCAGAAGTTCAGCCTGGTCTATGTGATCCGGGCCTTTGGCGCGCGGGGCACCTCCTGGCTCATCGACAACGGCCAGCTTTACGGGCCCACAGAGGATGATGACGTTTGGTCGGCCCTGGCGGATCTGATGCTCACACCGCTTGGCGGCCTGCAGATCGAGAAGGTTTTCGTGGATTCCGGCTTCCGGCCGGACAAGCCGGAGCTCGGAAATGAGCACAAGGTCTATGAGTTCTGCCGCCGCTACAGCTGGCTCTGTTCGCCGACCAAGGGACGTGATCAGCAGAGCCCGCCCTATCGGGTGTCAAAAATCGAGGTGAAGCCGGATGGGAAAAAGGCGCTCTATTCGATCGACCTGGTGACGCTGTCGACCGACTTCTTCAAATCGCTGGTGATCTCGCGCATCCGAACGCCGACCGATCAGCCGGGGGCGTTTCATGTGCACGAGGCGGTGTCGGAGGATTACTGCAAGCAGCTGACCTCGGAGGCGCGGGTTGTGGTCGAGGGCAAGCCCGTCTGGGTGAAACGCTCGCGGCACAACCACTTTCTGGACTGCGAGGCTTTGTGCGCAGCCATCGGATACACGCTGAATGTTCAGCGGATCCCGGAGGGGATCGAGCGGGCGCCCAGGCGCGAAGGCGCCGGGACTGAGGGAAAAGACCATATGAAATCGGGAACCCAGGAGCAAACTGTATCTGGTTTGGAAGGTGCACCTCATGCGCAGTCCGAGCGGCAAAGTAAGGGTCGTTCGCTCCGATCACGCTTTACGCGTCAGGGAAGCGCCCTCAACCGATAACAAGATACACAAGGGGAAGGTTGAGGGCGCCCCCAGACCGTGGTCATTCGTCGCTGCCCCGCAAACTCATGACCATGGAAGGTCACATTGCCTCGAAACGAGGTGCGATCCACATGACCCTGTCACCGATCAAATCAGGCCAACACCTTGGCGCAAGGACTCCAAAGATATTTGCAGGAGCAAAGGAGTGACAGCTATCGCATGGACGGCAACTCGCACAGCAAATTCATGCCCCACAATCATTCAGACCCGGATAAAAGAAGCGCCCTCAACCACTAACCTCGGGACAGTTGAGGCGGGCTGAGGGCACCAAAGCCGCCGACGCCTCTACGTTATAGGCGCAGGCTGGGACCAACCAGGAAGCGTTGGCGGCGGGGTAGGTTTCCGTCACGAATCCTACTCACCCAATCCATAAGAGCATCCCAATCCGTCAAGAAGTGCAACCTGTAAGTTGGACCATGGTGGCGCTGCCACCGGCATCGCAGAGTTCCTCCCAAACCTCTGCGGTGGCAGCAGCGCCCTGCAATAACGGTTGATGTTCGCGCGTTACAGCAGGGCCAAAAGGGTAGATCACATGTCTGTGATGTCAAAGCTGAAGGGGCTGCTGACCGAGGCCTTGCCAGGGGCTGGGGATGCACCTGACCGCGCCACGCCCTCGAGCAAATACATGCGCGGCGGCCGTGGCGTGACCTTTGCCGGCTGGAGACCTGCGCTGCGCGAGGCGCAGGATGATATCGGCGAAGCCTGGGATGATGCGGCGGCCAGGGTCCATGACCTGCTGCATAATAGCGGCTGGCTGGCTGGGGCCATGGAGCAATGCGTGGCCAATACCGTGGGCACGGGGCTGCAGCTGAAGGCGCTGCCGGAGAACGAGACTTTCGGCATGACGCCCGTGGAGGCCTCGGACTGGGCCAAGACGGTGGAGCGGCGATTTGAGCTATGGGCTCGCAATGCGCAGGAATGCGACATTCAAGGCTTGCGGACCTTTGGCCAGATGCAGGCGGCGGCGTTTCGGTCCTGGCTAGTGACCGGCGAAATCCTCGCCGAGCTGCCGTGGCGCAAGCGGCCCTGGACCCGCTACGGTACCAAGGTGCGGCTGCTGCCGCCGCAGCGACTGTCGCGCAAGACCGAAAGCATGAAGCGGTTGATCAACGGGGTCTATACCGACCGCGATGGCATG